TTAATATCCCCTCTTGCCGAAAAACAGACGCCAGAGGAGCCTTCTCAGTAGCTCAAGCGGAAAAACACAGAGCGCGAGCGCCGCCGTGACCGATAGCTCACGTAACGTCAAGGGAGCAGTCCTCAAAACAGCTCCTCCGAGATAAACGAACACTATCTGTACCGAGAGCACCGCCGCCATAATAAGCATAAATGCGGGATTTCGCGTTATCCCGGAAAAAAGCTTAAGTCTGTCTGTGCGACAATTGAAGCAATTAAATACAGACGCGAAAATAAAGAGAGCAAAAAAGCCCGTAAGCAGATATATATTGTCGCTCGCCGCACGGAACACGCTCGTTATTTCGGGGGTCTTCAGGTATGCTATGCACAGCGCCACGGTAGCCGCGCCGCCAAACAGTATCTGATTTATCATATAGCCGCAGAGTATAGGCTCATCCCTCCGCTTCGGTTTTTCTCTCATATATGCGTCGCGCGGTGCTTCTCCCGCAAATGCAAGACCGCCAAGCGTGTCCATAATTATATTTATCCAAAGCATCTGAACGACGGTAACCGGTGAGTCATATCCAAGAAAGGGGCAAATCACCGATACGCCGACCGCCGAAAGATTCATCGTCAGCTGAAGCGAAATAAATTTCCGTATGCTCTTAAATACCGTTCTGCCGTACAGCACCGCTTTTGCGATAGAGGCGAGATTGCTGTCGATAATGATTATATCTCCCGCATCCTTTGCGACCTGCGTTCCGTTTCCCATTGCAAAACCGACGTCGGCACGCTTGAGCGCGGGGGCATCATTTATTCCGTCGCCCGTCATTCCCACCACAAGCTCAAGCTCCTGGGAAAGTCTGACCAGCCTGCTCTTATCATTCGGGAGTGCGCGTGCGACCACGGCAAGACGAGGTATAGCCTCCTTTACCTCGCTGTCCGACATAAGCGCAAGCTCGTTGCCCGTAAGCACCAGACTTCTTCCCTGTCTGATTATTCCGCATTTTTTAGCTATATTCGACGCCGTGTCGCGATTATCTCCGGTTATCATTACGACGCCTATGCCCGCTTCCGTCAGCTTATCCACCGCGCCCGCTGCCTCGGCTCTTATTCTGTCCTCAAGCGACACAAGGCAGACGAGCGTCAGTCCGTCATAAGCGCTTATATCCCGACAGGAGTATAGGCGCGCTCCGTCCCCCTCGGCTATCGCTATCACTCTCTTTCCGTTTCTTGTTAATCTTTGGCACACAGACTCGCAAAGTCGTCTGTTCAGAGGCATTATCTCTCCGCGAGCCGTTATATATCCGCTGACTCGCGGAAGGATCTTTTCGGGCGCACCCTTGGTCAGTATTCTTCGCTCCCCCCCAGTGTTTACAAGCGACACGGAGTATTTCCTGTTACTGTCGAACAAAATCCGGTCGATGACCTCATAGCTCACCTTTCCTCTTTCCCGTTGTATCGCGGACAATAATATCGCTCTGTCGGTCGAGTTTCCGCCAAGCGCGTCCGTGCTTCCTTTGGCATTTCGCCCCCGAACGCTTGACGAGTTGGCAAATGCCGATAGCACGTAGGTGTCGTATGCCCTCTCGCAGCTCTTTAACTCTCCCACCCCCTTAAATTCACTTCCGTCACCAAGGTATATCTCCCCCACCGAAAGTCTTCCCTCGGTCAAGGTTCCCGTCTTATCGGTAAACAGAATATTCATGCTTCCCGCAGCCTCTATCCCTACGGGCTTACGTACTAACACGTTGTCGCGCACCATTCTATTAATATTTGATGAAAGCACGACCGCGATCATCATAGGAAGTCCTTCGGGCAATCCCCATTATAACTGATGAACAGTTATAGTGAAGGAATTGCCTTTTTTATGTTCTAAAATGTTAAAAATAATTAACATTTACAGGCACAAAACATTTATTAGCTCGACAATTCCTTCATAAATGCACGAATATTGGCGAAAGGAGGAATTCAACATGTCAACACAACATTTCGGGCGAATGGTACGAGAGAAGCGAGAACGTTGCGGCCTTACCATTGCCGAGGCGGCCGAGCTGTGCGGTATTTCCGGGCGCGGATTGTCTCAAATCGAACTTGGAGATGCGATCCCAAAATTATCAACCTTCATCCGTATTGCTGCCGCTCTCAAAATCAATTTAGGTGACATTGAATGCTGCAAGCCGACGGAGAATCGAAGAGACGACGAATCATAGCTTTGACCACTACTCAACACTTAAAAACAATGTAAAAAATAATTCACATTTAGGAAACAAAACCGAAGCGCACTTCATTGTCAAGAAAAACCCTCTAATTTACAATTAATATACAAAGCGAGAGGAGGGTCGCGCGATGAGCAATTTCGGAAAATTAGTCCGGGATAAGCGAGAGCGAAAAGGATGGACAATAAGGCGCGCTGCCGAAGAAATCGGTCTAAGCGACAGAGGCCTTGAAATGATAGAACTCGGCGATTCCGATCCTAAGCTCTCGAACGTATTGAACATTGCGCAAGCCTTGGAAATCAATCTTGGCGAGATGAACGTTTGCAAACCGGAGATAGAATACGTCTAAGCAGTCCGACTTTCAAAGAAAGGAGGACTCGCTGAATGGATTGCAAATACGTTCTAGTTCGCGATACATACTCAGACGACGCCGGAACCCACGAGGGATATGGTATCGCTTTGGTAGATTGCGAAAGCGTCACAATTTCCGCCGCACACGATCTATCATGTAGTGAAAGCGAAGTGGCTGACCTTGTGAAAATGTGTAACAGGCTGAAGATTTCACCTGTTCACTTTCAGGATGTCGTTGACGACTTCTTGACCTAATCAAACAAGAGCGAGCGCTTCGTGGTGCTCGCTCGACTTGCTTTTTTCTCACGAAAAGCGTTCATACATATGTAAAAGGAAAAGACAATGAAAAACAAGAAACACCTCTCGGTGACTTTGGCGCTAATATTGACCTTGATCGCCATTCTCGGCGTCTTCACCGCATGCGGCGGCTTGCCGGCATCGGATAAGCGCGAAGAGACCACGACAAAAAGCTCGTCCTGGAAGGATCCGCCGGAATATCCCACAATAGAGACTCTGGGTCCCGCCTTGGAATACGATGGAGACATAGTCGAACCCGTAGAGCCGGATTACACCACGCGATACGCGGCTAGCAGCGAGAGTGATAAATATCATAGGACAAGCTGTCATTACGTGGATCAGATACTTTCGTGGAATTTAATTTATTTTTACTCAAAGGAATCCGCGCGTCGCGCCGGGTATTCCCCGTGCTCGGTGTGCAACCCATAACAATTGAATATTTTATAGAAAGGAATTTAATATCTCCGTCTAAACATCAAACTTTTAGGCAAAAATGTGTCAATAAACACATATATTATATTGCTCCCATTATAATAAAGCACATAAATTGAGGGAGTGAGGCTGATAGCTTAAAATACGGGGGTATTCATGTTAACTGCCATGTGTATAGCAGCTGCAAATTATTTAATTACAAAAACAAACGAATTCAACAAGGGAAAAAAATATAGTGATCGCATATCTATGACCTGCAAGCGTCTACAAAAACTATTGTATTTCAGCGAAATAGAGTATATGAAATCACATAACGGAAAAAGTATGTTTACAGATGAGTTCCACGCATGGCCTAATGGCCCGGTTATACCATCTGTATACGATGTATTTGTGCAGTATCAAAACGGAGAGATGTATCCCGTTTCCGAGAAAGGGCACTCTTCATTAACCAAAGAGATGGAAAAAACTTTGGACAGAATATTTGAGCGTACGCAAAACATTGATACTCTTGATTTGGTTGATATGAGCCACAAAGACGGAGGGCCATGGTCCAAAGCTTATGTAAAAGAAGACGAAAATCATGAGAACATCATATCCAAAGGCGAGATGTTGTCCTTTTATCAAAAAATAGACTATCTTACAAAATAACATACAGTATGAAACGGCGCGGAACATGACAACAGATCAGTTAAAAAAATTAAAAGAAAATGACCTGAGGAGATTTTCCTACACTAAAACAATGGATGTAGTGGAAACACTGGAAAGTCTCAACCTTATCGATATAAGCGGTATAGCTGCGCATGAAGAAATAGAGACATATATTTCTTTAACTGCAATCATAAAAAATAGAGTTGATCATGATGAACTCCAAAAGCAACCTAAACTCCTAAATCGCAAAAGCAAGGATAGAGATAAAGACAAGGACATTCTACGCAATAGGCTCATTAATATACTTGCAAATTTAAGATTTGCATACAACTTCGTCAGACTAAATAGTCGTATCGATACTGTTGAGAAAATATCCGACAACATTCAGGGAATACGTGAGGATTTTAATAATCTTCAAAAAGATTACGAAGACAAAAAGAAAACAGTTGACAATATAATTGACAAGCATCGAGAAGAACTAAATTCCTCAGAACGCGCCATTATGTCTCATGTCCTGTCCATCATGGGCGTATTCTCTGCGGTTATCACCCTTATAATGTCCCTTGTAATAACAACATCGTCATGGCTCAACAATGCCGACCAATCAGATGCCTTTTACGCTTTTGTGGTTCCAAACGGCGTTACCTTGGTGGCTGTTTTTTCGTTGGTGCTATTGGTATATTTTTTTATTGATCAAGACAAGATTGCAAATGAAAATGAGCGAACAAACCAAAAAAAGACTCGCATTATTGTTGTGTGCATAATACTTGGAATGATTGTATTATTCTGCGCACTTCTGTCGCTAATATTTATAAACACCTCAAGCACTCACAATTCCGAGCATACACGTTATATAATACAATCTGAGCAGTATAAAATAATTAATCAAAGCAACAACTGCACCCACGACATGTCATGTGATTGCGACAACGGTGTCGGAACTGCTAACAACATTGAGTTTACCTTTGCGGGTAACAATTACAGTTTTAATTACGACGAAGCGCTCCTCCACGACGGCAACCTATATTTCTGCGCCGAGCACGGAGTGCTGGAGTAAACCATGAAGGAAACCATAAAGACTATTCTCCTATACACTTACGTAATACTTATTGTCATACTCGTTGTGTTTTCCCTCCTCACATCACTGCACAATATGGGAACCAACGTTATAGAATTTCTGCACCGGGTATTTTAACACAAAACAAGAGCCCCCTCTCGGGGGCTCTATTTTTATTCCTCGATCCATTCTTCAAGCACGTCGTCAATAGTCTTTTTGGTCTTGAATACGTACAATCCAGATGTCTTAAGTACATTTTTGATGCGTTTCATCTCTTCCTGGTCGCCACTTGCGTATGCAGCCTGGTAAAGAGGCTTATAGTGCTTTGTGAGACTGCTTCGGAGAGTAGATCTCACACTGTTCTCGGCGTCCTCGCGAGCCTCATCTTCGTCGAATTTCTCTCCCTTAGCTTCCGCCCTGGCCTTCGCCTCAGCCACCTTCTCCTCTATCTTTATCTCGCTAAGCTCTGCAATGATCTCAAGCGCGAGCTCATCGGAGCAGTTGTCGAATGCGAGAGGAATATCGGAAGGACTATAAACCAAGTTCCACTCATTTTTATCCTCGGAGCCCTCGTCCTTACCTTCTTGACGGTCAAGTTCATCTCGCTCAGCATCAATCGCACGGTCAACAGTCTCTTTATCAAACGCCCCTTCTCCCAAGATCTCAAGCATAATCTCGTTCCTTGTTATAAGGTCGCCCTCAAGGTACGCCTGCGAGGCCTTCTTAATACGAGGATCGCACTCGCGAAGAGCAACTCTGACTGCCGCCATATACTCCTCTTCGTCGTCATACTCAGATTTGAGCACGTCAATTCGTTCCTTGTCTTTGCCTACAATTGCATCGTAAAGTGTCTGAGCCTTGGTCTTTTCCTTGCCCGTAACGCCCTCAACGAACGCTCCTCCAAGATCTCCGCCATCGATACCGTCAAAGATATCGTTTATAGCGTTATACATCTCTCGCGCCGTCCTCAAAAGATTCTTCGCGGGAACACCCGCAAGAGCTCCGAGAGCGCCGGCAAGATCCTCAAACTTGCGCCACGTTGTCTTGTTTTCACTATCCAACGCGGTAATTGCATTATAAAGATCCTGCACGATCGCCATATCGGTACGCTCTACTTCCCAGCCGTCGAGAATCGAAACAACGTCTCTGAACACGGGAAGCATGCTGAGAGGATTAACGTCATTGAGAATCGTGCCTCCAAACGCCTGCAAATACTTCTCGGCATAGGACTCGTCCTCGTCGTCATCGCGCAAAGCATAGATAAGCGACTTAATGAGAGATGCCGCGATCGTAGCCGTATAGACTGCCGCAACCGTTCTCACGACCTGGCGCTTCTTCATCGTACCTCGCTTGCCTTGAAGAATGGCATCCGCAAGCATATTGACCGACAATGTAGGCTCACCCATAAAGGCGGTAGCCATCTTGAGAAGTCCGTCCTTGCCGCGCATAAATCCCGAACGTGAAAGAGTGGAATCGTAAACCTGTGTCTTTACTATGATCTCGGTAAAACGCTTGCCACAGGCCTGCCAGAATTCCTCTGTGCCGTACTTAAGATTCTGCTTGACCTGTACCTCTCGTTCAACAGCAGTCCAGATCGAGCCCCATCCTACGCGGTCTCCGAGGGCCGCGCCGTACATAGTGAAATCATCAAGCTTGTTCATCGCCTTGGTTACACCCTGGCGCGTGTCCGCGTTGAGCCACTCGGTGATCTGTCTGCCGCTACCGGCATCAAATCCACCAATGTCCTTAATAATAGCGATCGGTGCATACTTTTGTATGCGCTCCCACTTGGCACTAAGCTTCTCGGCGCTCGGGAGATGCATGAAATATCTCGCATCGATCTCACTTATAGCACGAAGAATAGCCGTAGGCTGCTGAACTACAACCGAGAGGGACGCGGCAACCGCAGTCTTCTTGAACTTGGTCAGCCAATTCGACATAACTCCGAGCAATCCACCGTTCTGATTCTTGGCACCGTTAAGGTCCTTTATAAAGGTGTTGAGATAATCGTTGACCGCGTGGCTGAATCTCGCCTCAAGCATGGTAGAGATTGCCTGCGACTCACCATCCATCCACGACCCATAATTTATAAGCTTGTTGAGGTTATCTATCGGAATAACGAAGCCGTGGTACATACTCATCTTGTTAACGTGATTAGCCCAGACCTCATCGAAGGACTCAAGCACGATAGGATTGCTCGCGTGAGGCTTTGTCTCCTTGGTCATGCCGTCATTCTTAAGAGATGATGTCTCCGCGGGAGTGTTTGCCTGATAGATGAAGTCCTCTTTGGATTTAAGCGGAAAATATACCTTCTCCTTGAAGATGTCGATTCCCCACATCTGACGGGTTACCTCATTGCCCTTCTCTCCCATTTTTGTGAGATAAGCCTGCATCTCGTCAACGTAAGCGATCTGCTCGGGCGTAAGGGCCGCCTTGATCTGCGCAAACACGGTAGCATCAACCTTGTATCCCGACTCGTTGGAGGCTATAAACTCAAGCACGCCGCCCTTCTTCCTGAAGGTCTCCTTGTTGTTGAAGAAAAAACCGCCCTTCTCCATGTGGTCGAATGCCTGCTCGCGCTTGGAGTAAGCATATATCGACATCATGTGGCCGAGATTAAGGCGGAGCTCCCTGCCGTCGCGGTCCTTGAAGGTAACGATCTTATTTCTGTTCCACGCCTTTGACTTGTACTTTTTGCGGAGATCCTCGGCAAATCTCTTTGCCTCGTCAAGATCCTTCGCATAAACGTCCTGACCGCGCACAAGCTCGTCGTAGTATCTCATCAGAGTCTTAGATCCTATGCGCTTGAATGCGTAATAGGGTGTAAGCTCGTTCCAAACGAATGCACGTGCATCGTCCCCGGCGCGAAGTCGCTCCTCCGGGAGCTTTTTGATTTTCTGTAGCTCGGCGGTCATATCTGCCGCGTTCTCACTGAGATCCTCAAGCTTACCGTTTATAAATGCCTTGTTTGCGTCGCGAACGGTAGTAAGCACCATGCGGTACATATCATATACCGACTCAAGCTGACTGAGCGACATCTCGCTTATCGAAACGTTGCCGACCTTCTCAAGAACACTCGATATGCGGTCCCCGATCACCTTTGCCTCGGCACGGTAATGCGCAGGGTAATTCACGTCCCCGGCATTGTTGTGAATATCCTCGTAAGCCTTCTTCATAACGAGAAGCTTGTCCGCAAGCAATTCACTGTTGCGCTGCTTCTTATCACGAAGTGCCTGAAGAGCCTCGATCTCAATAGGATCGGTAGCCTCGGCGATCTTTTGGTCAAGGTTCGCCATATCACGCTCATAACGCGCAACCTTCTCCGCATTGATGTCGAACGCCTCAAGTGCAGCCGCAACGGCGTCCTGAAGCCCAAGCTTGATGTTGCGCTCCTTGTTGCCCTTGCGCAGAAGCTTATCAAGCTCGGAAACAACTCTCTGTATCTTGTGGCGCATCTCTGTCTTGTGCCTACCCTCAACGCTCTTCTTGCGGGATTCCTGGTATCTCTTGGCCTGCTTGTCGAGTGCCTCGCGTGCCAATCGCTGCTGTTCAGCTAGCTTCTCAGTATAAGCACCTTTCTGCTTATCAAGTCTCTCGTTGGCATGACGAAGGATCTCTGCATCTCTTCTACCCTGTGCCATCTGCCCGGCGAGATGAGCCTCAGCCAGCTTCGCCTTACGTTCCTTACTTACAAGATATTTCAGCGTTGCAGAATCCTCAAGCGTTCTAAGACGCTTTTCAGAATAGTCTATCTCCGCCTTAAGCTTCTCAATCTGGCGTGTAATAGCCTTTTTGCCCGCCTTGTCAGCCTCTCGGCTTTCTTCTCTCAGGCGAGCGATCTCGGATTTGTTCTCCGCTATCTTCGCCAAGTGGTCCTTGTAGTTAGATAGGATTTTTTTATCTCTCGTGCTCTCGGCTACGCTCTCAAGCATATTTGCCAAGATTTCACGGTTAGACAGCTCCCGCTCCACAATCTCCGACTCCGCATCTATCTTGTCCAAGTCCTCGTTCTCGAAGAGCTCTTGCGAGGCTTTACCTTCTATGCCATCGTTGAAAGTCTGGTTAGGATCTCCTCTTCGCTCTGACTGCTGTTGATTATTTCTGTTATTTCTCTCGCCTTCTCGTCCGAGGATTCGCTGCCCTGATTCAGCCTTATATTCTTGATAACTTGGGAAATCTTTAGGGCGGTACTCTCGGATAAGTTCCGCTTCAAACAAGTTTGCCACAATATCACGCGCTCGTGACCAATATTGTTTTTCACTTTCATAAACATTCCTTTCAACTATTTCTATATCAGTCTCATCGTACAAATCAATTTTGATAACTCTCGTTATTCGTGGAGAATTCTTGGTGCCCGTAACAAACAATAAGGTGTTATCAAATTCGAGATTTGAGCCCGGATGATTGTTGACGGCAATAATCGCCTCCCCCTTTGCAGACTGAGGGAAACTGCGCAACGATTTCCGCCCTTGTATCTTTGAATATAAGTCTTCGAGATTATTGTATGAAACAATATTACCTCTTCTCGCCCATCCAAAGGCTTCGTATTGCTTTTCGGTATATTCAAAATCATGCGAGGCTTTGCCATTTACTCCTCGGTTATCTGCATTTTTGTCAGAAATTCCGCTTTGCTTATCTGCGGATTTTCCTTGATCAACTGATAACTTTTCTCCAAATTCTTGTCGCTTATTGCCTCTCCTATGGCTATCATTTTCACTCCTAAATCTTGAAGATAATCCATCACTGACATACCCATTTGATACTGCGTCATTGTTTTGTCTCCTTATGTATTCATTTCTAAGGCTTTCGTTAGAAATGGTGATTATTTTTCTTATTCCGAAAGAAATTTTTCCGTTTTCTTTGCCAGAGTCAATAACATATATATCTGTGCCTATTGGTACAGCAATTTCAGTAGCAATGCCGTTTTTGACGTTGCCATATAAAGTTCTGAGTTGATTTTCTATTTCGCCTCGGATTGAATTATTTACAACAATGTATTTCGCCCTCCGAGTTTCCCTACTCGCCTTGCCTTCGACATTCCCCGCAGGCGGTCCTCTCGACTCCTTCTTGGACTCAAGCACGGCCTCCTTGAGATCGGGCAGGAAGTCTGCCGCCATCTCCGCCGCAGCTGTGAAGTCCGTTCCCTCGAAGGAGTTCATCTCGGCTACGCTGTCGCAGATGACCTCTTCCCAGATTTCATCGGCGGTCATTCCCGCCTTCTTGTATGCGATGGCGTAGGAGTTTATAACCGCGTCTATCTCTTCGGGGGTGAATCTCTCGCTGATGAGCTTCTTAACGTCTGCAACGTTAATCTCGCCCTTGTCGATCATATCGTGCGCCGCTTCGTGCTTCATAAGCTGGTCTGCAGCAAATCCAGCGTGATCCACGCGTACGTATACGGTGTCGCCCTGAATATATGCTCTCGCGGATATGATCTTTGATCCCTTCAGCACCTTCAAGTTGCCGCCACCGAAAAATACGACCTTGAGCCCTCTGCTCTCGGCGATCTTGCGCGCCTCCTTCATCGATGCGGTCTCGCTACCTTCAGTAGGCAACCACACCTTGCTCGACTCTAAGCCGCCCTTAACGAGCTCTTTTGCGCTTACTTCCCTGTCATAAGAAAGCGAAGACGCTTCACTATCTCGGGATCCGGTTCTACCTTCTCCCCTGCCTTTATTTTGTCTTGCGTTGCCTTCCACTGCGGATACTTGTCCGCCGGGATTCGTACCGTCATTCCATTCGCCGCCGTCGCGTAAATATAACCCTTGCCCATTCTGAGCCTCCTTGTTTACTGTATTTATTGTACCACTATCCAAGCCGTTTGACAAGCCCTTCTGAGAAATTTGCGCAGCCCCCGCATTCTGCCCGGCGCGGTACGCCTGGGCGATCGCACTTTGCGAAAGGATCTTGCCGGCATCAGCCGCGATCTCGGAAATATCCGTTCCCTTTTTGCCTGCAGCGTACACCTTGTTATAAGCCACAGCGTAATCTTCAGGATTTGCCACCTTGCCGCCCTCGGTGTTTTTCACGTCGGTCGCGTAACTCACCATAAGACTGCGCTCGGCGATCTCATCCATATTAAAATGAGCCGCATACGTGGCAAGCACGTTGGCGCTCGATAGCCTCGCCGAAGTCTTCTGCAGAGGCGTTATCGCCTGGCGAAGATCTCTCACCGTAACCTCGCCCGCCTTGTACTTGGTGCCGGTAAGCTCCGAAAGGACCTTAAGAGCCTTCTTGCTGTTCGCAACCTTGCGTAGCTCCGCGTTGCTGACGTGCTCGCCGTAAGCGATCTTCGTCAACGTGTCCGCCATCTGTGAGCGCAACTGCTTATCTGCAATCTGCGTAGAGAGCTTCTTTTCAACGTCTGCTGTGAACTGCTGCTTCGTGTTTGCGTCTCTCTTTGCGAACTGCTTTTGCACGCCTTCGTCAATAGTAATAGATTTTAGAACGTCCTCGTATGTTTTCCATTTTTCTCTCCGAGAAAGCTTCTTTCCCGCCTGTTCCGCTTCTGCTATACGTGATTGATACTCTGAATCAACATATGCCTGTCCATCGGCAGTCAAACCCGTAATGAAATCACGCCCGGTTTTATTGGCTTCTCTAAGACTTCCCTTCGTCGTTCCGGGAATGTATCCGCTTTGTGCTAGACCACTCATTACCACACCGGAAACAAATGCTTCCAGCAAACGCTCGTCAAGGATCAACTTTCCGAGATCCTCCTCAGACATATAAGTAAGTTTTTTTGCAACGGCAGAACCGAATCCGGCAATCAACTCTTCGACGCCCTCCGCGCCGGCCTTTACTCCAAATTGTACCGCGTTTTTCCAAAATTGACTTGAAATTTTGTCGCTCAATTTTTTCGCAAACGCATCGTCAAGCGAAGAAATACCTTTACTAAAACCTATAGCATTAACCGCTTTACCCAAGCCACCGAATATCAACTCCGAGCCTGCCTCTATTACTCCCGACATGGCACCGTATGCCGCGGCTTCTCCGTCGGTTGCGCCACCTAAATAAGCCTCTCCCATAGAGCTACCCATCGCGGACAAGCCCATTCCCGCTGAGTTTAGAATGGTCGTGCCAATCGTGCCAAGACCTGCCGCCCCAGCACCTAATCCTATCGTGTACATTTGGGCAAGGGACTGAACTAAACCATCCGTTTGATCGCTAAGCACGGAATAAGGATTTACAGCATCAGACGCCCAGCCCCAAAGTTGCTCGGTCTGGCTTTGGATCGCTGCTCTTTTCACCGCATCAGCAAACTCTTCCTCTCCAAGTGCATCTGATGCATATGCAACACCATATGCACCCAAGTCCACAAGCCCTTCTACCGCGCCGGTAGCTCCCTTGAGCAAATTAACGCCGACATCCGCTGCCGATGAAACTGTCGTTCCCAGCACATCCCCAACTTGATATCCATCCTCAAAGAGCTCGCTGTCTTGAAAATATTCGGGAAGTTCAGTAAGCTTTTTGACACCAGTCGCAATATCGGATACAGACGAAATTATTTGTTTGCTGTCAATGGGAATGCCGACGTTTTTTCCAATATCGTCAATTTTATTGGTAAGGTCATCATAAATACCAAAAACCTTGTGCCATCTGGAAGTTTCATTAATCAAGGATGAAACATATTCCATCTCGCGCTGAATGTCCTCCACTCCCGCCCGATTTAGCCCGGCAGGATCTGCCCCCGATGGCTTGTTGCTCACAGCGTTGTGATACTCAAGCTTAAGCTCCTCCATTGCGCCCTTGAGTTCATCATGCGACATGCCCTCGTACTTATCTATAAGAGGTTTGTATAGCGAATACTCCCTTGCATTTTTGAGATCCTTTTCGTATTCCGAGAGCTTTTGCCATGCTGTAATAAATTCCGGGCTATAGGCATCGGGATCGGTCATGTCAATATCGGGGTGTGCCTTTGCAAATTCCTGTGCCTTAGAGGCAGCCATCGCTTCGGCCTCGTCGTACTTCCCGTCCTGAATGAGCTTGTAGAAATCATTTTCCCAAACAGCGTTATTATAATCGTCCTCGGTTGCCCACTGGGACCAGTATTGATTATCCTTTGTCGCCCCGTCAAGAATCGTCTTGTACGATCCTTTGTTGTCATCAAGCATCTTGGTGATGTTTTCGACCCATTTAGCATCAAGATATTTGCCATAATCACTGAGACGTTGCCTTATGCTTTCCTGTTGTGATAACAAACTTTGATTTTGCGACAGAACACTGTCCAGATAGTCCTTACTGTCGGAACGATAACCGGAATTCTCCTTGGAGAAGCGATCATTATATCCCTGTATATACTTATCGTGTGCCTGCCACCACGACTGAATATCGGTGTTGAGTCGTGACACCTCGCCCTCAAGGTTTATGCGTCCGCGTTTAATTTGGTGTTCAATATACCCTTCGCGAAACGACGAATACCCGTTTTTTTCTTGCTTTTTCTTTTTCCATGCTGAATATTCATCTTGAAATGACATATCGGCCTCCGTTTCTTATTAGCAAATGTTATTTCCTAAAATTTAGTATGCGACCAAAATAATCTATTTGTGGGCTGCCTTCGATTGGAACTAAATTGTTTACATTTAAATTATGGTTTTCCCACATCTCATAAAGAGCGTAGGCAAAATCCTCATTACCTGTAGCAGCAATTATCATCTCCGTTGCCGCCGCGGCATCTTTTTGCGTCTTCACTTCACCAAAATATCCCAAATATTTTTCAAAGTCTTCTGCAGATACTCCTTGGAATTCTGTTTCCGGCTCCGACGTCGCCTGCTTATAGTAAGCATCTCCGAGGGCAGAAACGCCTCCTTTAGTTCCGTCCTCATTCGTCAGGGTATCGTCGTACCAACCTGCAGCCTGAAGTTGCTCAACTGTGGGGGTTCCACCCGTTGCCCATATCGCCATAACGTCGGCCTGAGCCTGATCTTTTGCCTCCTGACCCGTCTTATACTCCCACTCGGCATCATACCTATCGTCAGCAACCTTGTCTCTGCCAAGCTGATAGTTATACCTATCGTCAGCAACCTTGTCTCTGCCAAGCTGATAGTTATACCCTCTGTCGCTCTCATATGCTCCTCTTTCAGCATCATATTTAGTCCACGAATCCCCAACTCTGTCACGATACTCCCCATACGCGCGGTCATACGCATCCTGCGCGAGGGCTACCTTATCACGCGCCCTGGAATACTCATCGTTATACATCGCACGCGCCGCGTCCTCAAGCGTCTGCATGTAGCTGTTGTAGGCCTGGTTAGCCGCAGTCGTAGCGTAAGAGGACGCCATACCGCCGGTACGTGCCGCAACCTGACCGATCGTGTCCTTCATAGCCTGCTGACCCTGCTGAGCATAGCTCTTCTGCAAGCCCGCATACATAGATCCCTGCTTGAAGTTGTCGTAATTCATAGAATTAAGCGCGCCCTTGGCCGCAGTAACCCCCTGCGATGCCTTGTTTACCGCCGAACTATCCACTGCACCCGGTATCTGCGGCGCCTGATTCAACTCTTCATCTATCTTTTTTGTGTTTCCCATTTTAGCTCTCCTGTTGTTTTATTTTTTCTTTCAGTTCTGCGATCTCCTTCGCCTGACCTTCGCACTTCTTTTCAAGCTCCAGGATCCTCTTGTTTTGCTGCGCCGAGTCAAATTCTATCCTCTCGCTCATGTAGATAAGAAAGTCATCGATGCTAATAGACCCTCGCTTACTATATTTTTTCGGTAATACCGCCATACTTTACACCTCCGAGCCCACGTGATATTCTCGGAGAATATCAAGAATACTGAACTCGCCCTTGCCGCGCAGACGGATCTCGAACTTGTCGCACCGAGCGATCGGCAGGCGAATCGGTATAACGCGATTATGCGCGCCGACTATCTTCCCCGCCTCGCGCCACGCTCCACCGTCGCTGCGAACCTCGATTATCATATAAGAGCCTCGCGGGATTTCAACGCGCATGAGAAGTCTGGAGTAGGTCTTCTTGCCCTCGATTGTCTCGTAGAACGGCACGAACTGCACCATCCACTCAAGCTCTGATACGTCGTCAGAGGCGTTCATAAGATACACCTCGCCATCGATGACCTCATTGTTTTTGACAATTTCGGTCGCATAGTGCAAGCCCGCAGAAGTCCTCACAAAATCAATTATGTTTTCTCCACCAGAGTCCTCAAGCACCCAAAGTCCAAGCCGCGTGTTGAACGAGAGAAGATTATTCTTTTTTTCCTCGCCCTTGACGGCAAGGTAATAACATACCCCGTCACTGCCGCCGACCGCATCGGAGAACACGCGCTCACCGAAGTTTTCGGAGATCAGAGTGGGAACACCGCCCGTGTAGGCAAATATTCCGTTCTTGCCCTTGTAGTAAAGCACCTCGTTAATAACGACAGGCGACTTATCCGCGCCGTCCTGCAAGCCGTCAACGTCGTAGGAATAGAGTGCAAACTCCGCAGGATAAGAGCCTACAAGCTTGTAGATCTTGTCCTCCTTGAAGAATAACACCGATTCACCGTACTTACAGCAGCCGGTGAAAATACCCTCGCCACCGACCGGGACCGCGAAGCTGTCGGTCGATACTCCCTCGTAAGCGTACATGTTCGTAGGATCTCCGAGAGCCGAAACGTAGATCGTCTTCTCCGTGTTGTTAACGCCGTAAAGTCTGTTGTCCTTCTCGCAGATGAAGTCAAGGTCGGGGACTTTTCGCTCAATTGTTACAGTTGTCAAAGACGTTCCCGGAGTGAATATATCAGATGAGGCATATATAGCATTGTCTTTAATTTTATATATAACAAAAGTCGTGTCGTTGCTTACTGCCTCTTCCGCAGCTTCAGGTTTAACCGAACTTCCCGAAATAGTTACCGCGTCACCTTCTTTAAATTCCAGAAATGGTTCACTTGTTGTGACATATCTAAATATTGTTATCTCCTTCTCTTCTTCTACAGAGAAATCCAAAGAAGAAGGATTGCTAAATGTAATAGTGAAGCTTGAGTCATCTGTCTGTATTTTCACCTCTGAAACAGTCAACATCTCATTGCTGTCGTTAAATGAAATTCTGTCGCCGGTCGATATGCTTTCAATGAGAGTCCCGAGCCATCCGCTGTGAGTAACAAAAAATGCGTCCGCTTCTGTTATTTTAGATGACGATGTGACTCTAAGACCAATGATGTAGTTTTTAATGACCTCTACATAACCACTAATTATTCGTTCGCCTTTTAAAGTTGACAACGTCACGTGTCGATCTTTTCGGACTTCTGAAAACACTCCATCGTCAGGAGAATAAAAAGCATATATTAAATACTCCTTAGAAGAAGTCATCCCCACTTCACACTCAGCAGAATACCAGTGGCAATCTTTTGAAACGGTTCCGCTTACGTAGTACCCCTCCACACCCGAACCATAAACTTCACTACTTTTTTGAATTTTAAAGTCATTCCATTTAAATAGACCATCCTCACTGATACATAATATCGAATCTGCATTATTTAATAAATCGTATGTCGAAGGTGATAAATAAGAACGAAAATAATAATGGTTATCTTTTACGTTATATTTGACGTTTGTACTTTCGATCGTGTACAATTTCCCTGCAATAATATAGCCTTTTGCATGAACCAGACAAGCTTGTTCTATACGTGTATGAGAAGCCAAGTATCCGGAAAAGCTATCATAACCGTCTTGTGCGCTGTCCGAAGAGCCCGCTACGGCACCGCAACCAGAAAATTCCCAACTATAATTATATATTGCCAAAGAATTATTAGATGTGAATTTGGCTTTCAAATCTTCCTCTGTTGCCGAATTTATCCGCGCCCATAAATTTTTAATCCTCCATGCCTCGCCAATACGCTCAAGATAGACTTTATCAGGATATATGACGAGCTTGGTGTTTATAGCGGTCAGTTTCCTTTTTTGTTGTCCTTGCAAATCATGAACTCTTTGATCTCCAACATATATGGCAGATGTATTCGCAAGCATGGGATCAGTTCTCACCGTCACGATCTGTCCGTTAAAAACGGTCATACCCAATATTTCGCCGCTGACACCTTCAAGCACCTTCTTTTCTGTCTTTCGATTCGTCAATCTCGGGTACTTCCGCGCGGAGATGCCGTAGCTCTCGGCAATATCGCCGGGCTTGAAATTTGAGGAGAAATTAAGGTTGCCTATAGGCACCGTCATGCTCTTGTTCTTTTCCATACTGTACGGTATCTTCGGTAACATATTCCCCCTCCTCTCAAATCACCCAGCTGCCGTGATTTTTCGCGCCGTGATTTCTTATGTACCACGCGCGAGCATCGGCGATGGCGTCCTCGTATATAGTCTGATCGTTGGCGTAAAGCGCAGACTCACCGTTGTAGTAGTCGATCTTCGCCGCAAGATATTTGACGTAAACGTCCTCATGTGCCGCAGGCATTTTAAGCTCTATATTCTCCGGGAAATTCTTTTCAAAGGACTTAATATCCAAGCCCATCATCTCCCGGATAGTACACTCAAGCTCAAACACCCAGGTGTATTTCTGCTCCTCCGAGATCGTGTTGAGCCTCAGCTCGTCCGCTTTCGCTATCGCATCGTTTATCCTCATTGTTTGTCTCTCCTGTAATTTTATTTTCCGCCGATTCCGGCGCTTTTCTCGTTCCGGGGATCTCCCCGTATTTGTCGCCGAATTCGAGATAGATCTTTTTGTCAAGATATTCGTTATACAGATGAAAATACTGTATTTTGTCCTGCAGGTGCTTCACCTCTACTGTGTTAAATGCCTTCGCGCCGTTCGAATAACCGCGATAATAGCGCATAAATACACCCACGAGCTTCATTGCCGCGGCAAAGAGCAAGGTCCAGCTCCAGCCTTTCGCGATAAACATAGGCGCAACGGAAAGAAGCGTCATGATGATAGTGGCGACTATGTGCCCGAATCCCGTTGTCTGCTTTTCAAGCTGCTCCTCACCCGATATTCCAACGCCACCACGCGTGCGGCGCGGCTTTCCGTCGGTAAGAAGGATCTCAGGCGTGAGCTCAATATGCTGTATCGAGCGAAGATAAAATATGTCCTTGGCAAGATCGCTCACCTTCGCGTATCGGTATATCGCGATCGCGGAGCGTATAGGATGTCTCAAGCTAAACCTCGGCTTCTCCTCACCCTTGTGCGTGAACATATCGGAAAGCTCCTCAAGACTCATGCGGCTGTAATTATCACAATATTCCTTATAATCGATCTTCAGCTTCTTACAGCGGCGCCGTATGTAAAACTCATATTCAACGTCCACCTGCCAGTCGCAGAATATATCCATAAGCGCAATACCGCGCCTGTATATCGCCTCGCGCATATCGAGATATAGCTTGTGCAGATCCAGATATTCCGCGTAGGTCTTACCGCATCGCGCGCCGCTTTTTGACGCCATGTACTCAATAAGGATAAAGACCGTGAGCGTCAGGACAAAGTCCATCACCGTGTAAGCCGAGAAAATATTGACGCCTATATCTCCGAACACCGAGCCAATGAGCAACGTCGTAGCAAGAACGATCGTGCAGGTCGCCATATTTTCGCCTATGAAGCGCATAGTGTTCTTCATGCGCGTGTTGTATTCCCGATCCTTCTCCGCGCGCTCCTCGGCCTTAGTGGGCTCCCTGTACGTGTCGTTTGGTTTCAAATCATCAAACATATTGTCCTCCATGCCCCCCGTGCGCCCTCTCTCGCATACGTTTGTATGCATTTATCACGGAGAGCGCAAATGCCGGGGGATATTATTGTTTATCTGTTTATTCCTGTCGGCGGTTGTATTCATCGCGCATAACGTCTGCCTGAGCCCGACAAAGATCCGATATTGCCGAAAGTACAGCCGCAACGGTACATCCGATCGCCAGAGCGAGCGAGATGATCAGCGCGTCCTCCACGATCGCGCGGATGGCAGCAATAAAGCCGGTCATTATCCACGTGCCGACGACCGCCGCGGTCGCCCAGGGAAGCTTGTCCTTAAATTTGCTTATAAGTCCCTTCGCCATGAGAATTACACCCACAGCGATCACGAATACGGCGTACCCGGCGAGGCTCCACTTGCCGCCCTCATTTTCGGCGACCGTATATACAAGCCCCGTATTAAATACTGCTACCGTGGCAGGGACCACCGCGCAGAGCACCGAGAGCCAGAATAGTATGTGCTGCGCCCAGCGGAGCCCCTTGTATCGCTTTTCAAGTCTTGTCAGCTCGCGCTTTGGAGTTGTTTCCTTATCCATAGGCTGCCTCCTTACTGCTCACCCGCGGAGCCCGCCTCGCCGGCAACTCCCGCCGCTTCCTTTATCTTCGTCACAGCGTCCTCATACCAGACCTTGCGCGTGCTCTCGGACACTCTGGGAAGCTGACGTCCCATAGCAATATTAAGCAGCTGCACTGTCTGGAGAGCCTGCTCCTTGTTGACGCTCAGCGCCGCATCCGAGTTAGATTTGAGAGAGCCGACCTCCGAAAGCATAAGAGCCGCCATTTCGCAGATCTTATCCACCTCTGTCTTGTTCTCCTCAACTATCTTGAGCATATTGGCAGCCGTTTCGCGTATTTCGTCCATTTCAAGCTTGATATCTTCATGCTCGTGCTCGATCTGAGAGAGCTTAACGTTTGCTGAGCTGACCTTTCCGGCTATTTCAGCCTCGTTCTTCTTTATGTCAATAATGTTAGCCTTTGTCGTAGCCTGCGCCGATGTGTTCTTGATCTGACCGCGTATAAGGAAGACCGCAAGAGCCACAAGCATTAGTACGACAAGCGCGACGATCGTCCAGGTCTCCGGATTTGAAAGAATGCTCTCCTTTATGTCAAGCCAAAAATCATTCTCTCCGAAATGTTCGTCACCAAGTACGACTATCTTGTTAAGAAGCGCCTCCGCCTCATCGAGCGAGATCCCCATAGCCTCAGCTATGCCGACTATCGCCTCAAGCCGGCTGTCCGCGTTTCCGATTATTGCCGCGAGATCCTCTGTTTCCACCTCATCAGATCCCGCATCTTCCGATACAGTATTCAACACCTCTTCACTATTGGCGGCCGACTCTTCGCCCGTGTCACCTGCCTCGGTTATTTCCGTGACCGTGACCGCCTCGGTTTCTGCCTCTGTGCCCGTCAAATACTCATCGGGAGCAACAGAACCCCCGTCACTCTCAACGGCGGCAGCGGGCAAAATAAGCGCCATGCACACGGTCAGCGTTATCAATATGTAAAATATCTTTTTCATTTTTTCTTCCTCCGTTTTAAATCATTTTTAAGCTTTCAGCCTCAAGCTCAGCCATCCTCTCCCGGTACTCTGCGTCTGTTATCTCATACCAATTTTCAGGCTTATCATTAATGCCAAGATAAACAGTTTTCCCATAAACCTCACCATTAGTGAGTATCATTCCGTCTGATGCGCTTATTGTTCTTAATTCTGTACTCATACCAAGCTCCATCCTTTTTTTGTTGCTTTTTTCTTTTCATCATCAGTAAGCTTTGCCAAGTTATCTGTGCCCAGTGTAACTGTCCAAGCCTTACTTGTATCTTGAGTTTTATCTGCAAGGGCGTCTATAATACTCATTAGGCTATTGTGTGATAATAAAGTACTCTTTTCAACATCTAAGCCATTCTGCCCTATTGTGCCAGTAAATCTTATTTCTTTTAGATTTTTGCAATTACTAAACCAGTTAGACGGCACTAGCTTATCACCAATATATAGTTTATCAATGATTTCTACAGATGAATTTGAAAACAGATTGCCACAGTTGGTTGATTTTCTTGCATCAATTTCACCTAAATGTTTAATACCACTGTAGTTAAAAGCATTATACATTCCAGTTGCTTGTGAGAAATCAACCTTTTTCACTTCTTCGTAAGGAAGATCACCGGTTTCCATAAATATATAATTCGCATTAGATGGTTTTATTGTGATGTCAGGAAGTTTAAAATTAGTAGCCTTCCATCCTCTCCCTGCAAATAAAGCGGTAGCATTTATTGTTTTTGAGCCATCACCTACAAATGATTCCCAAAACATATCGTATTCAGATTTCTTGCCCGCATCATAAACCTTTTGCTCGTTCTCGGCTATAAGTTGGAGCCGTTTTGCTATTGCTGCGTTTGCGAAGCTTGTACCACGAAATGAAAATGTTTCACCTTCACTCAAAAGGCTATCGATGTCGTCAAGATCATCTAACATTGCAATGTATGAGAGATCCAATGTAGCTTTGCTGAAAACAAGATCAATTTTGAATGACACTTCACGATCCGCTGCGTAACCGTTGAATCCTGAAATGTCGATTACAGCTATCTTCCATCCGTTTGTTGCGGGGGTTTCTAACTTTTGGTCATGTTTTTGATTGTCAATATAAACAATAAAGTTCATATTGCCAGCGTTTTCATCTTTCAAAGGAGTAACTCTATATTTTATAGCAAGATATTTCCCAAGGGGAGTGGATGTGTTTATGGGATATACCCCCATTATATTAGGGCCCTGGGGTCTGCAACGAACGTATGCCACTCCGTCTTTTGCGATTGGATGATAGTACACTGTACTGCCCTCCCAGCCATCGACAGGCAAGTTATTATCCCAACCGCGTACATACATAAATTGCGGAGGCCAATAGTAATCAATCGTGTTGGGTACAGTCAGTGTATCTACTATTTCGTCTTCTCCACACATATCACAGGTGTATGTATATACAGTTGAATCACCGTCAGCTTCAGTGCTTATCGACAAGCTATGTGCATCAATACAACCATCCTTGCCGTACTCTATCCCCTCGTTTACAAAGCTATTGCCACGGTAGAAATACGTTTCGTTCTCGCCAAGAAGCGCGCGAATGTCTGCCATATCGTCAGACATTACAACGTAAGCAACGTCAAGCTCCATATGTTGTGTCATGAAAATTGTAAGTGACGCTGATGACTCGTTACCTGCGTAGCCGTTAAATCCGGAGATATCAACAACAGCTACTACCCAGCCGTCCGTTATCGCATTAGCGATAGCCTTTTGATTGCTCTGACCGGCGATCTGCACGTTAACATACAAGGTTGCGTCTGAGATACCGTCTATTGCTTTGTAGCGATACTTAATAGCAAGATATTTGCCAAGGGAAGTAGTTACACCGTTTACAACGTACGATGCGGCCTGTGCTCCACCCTCCTGAGGCTTAAGGTTAACGTATGCTTCTCCGTCCTTTGCGATCGGATTATGGAACACGTCACCCGCAGCGGGTTTTTTATTGTTATCCCACATTCTAACCTGCGCGGGATTCCAATAGTAGGCAACGGTGTTAGATATTGTCCTTGCGGGGGCAATATTATCTTCTCCACACATATCACAGGTATATGTATATACAGTTGAATCACCAACTGTTTGAGTGTTGGTTACCAAAGTATGCTCACATACGCAACCGGTATTTTCATTTGCTTCCATTACGATGCACCTCCTATCAATTTGAGTTGTATCGCAAGGATAGCGTCAACCGCGGAATCGATATCGCCGATTAACGACTTCATTTCCGTGTAGCCTTTCTGCCGTTCTAACTCTGCTCCGACACGTCCGGCTTCACTATTTGGAACAACAGTTATCCCATCTTTTTCTACAACCGCCGTCCCGTCCTCGTTCCACTTATTTCCAACTGCGCCAAATTCTGCGGTCTGCCTTGTCTCCTCGTTGGACTCAATGGTATCAATCCTGCCGTAAAAATTGCCGATAACGCCATTAACTTCGTCTATGAACTCATTAATTTCATTGATGAACTCTTGCGCCTGAGTCGGGCTTATAAAATCCTCATCAATGACCGTTGCATTGCTCTCAAGCACTCGGAAAGCACCTGAAGCCGTGTTAGCGAGAACTTCAACGGTTCTGGCGCTATTCTCGCCGCCCAATGCAAATCCAGAAAACGACAGCTTGACTGTTCCCGCATAATTGGTCGCAAACTGCGGCACCGGGATTCGATAGACGTCAACCTCACCATCAACGAGATTAAAAGTTGTGATAGGTTGTTGCACTCCATCGTTACCGAGCGCATCAGTCCATGTGACATACTTGTTGGGTAAGTCATTCCAATTTTCATCAAACTTTACCTCAAGGACGACCGAGTTAAATGACCCCTGCGCCCCGATCGCCACACCCGAGCCCAATATAAATTCATCCCGCACCTCAAGCGAAATGATCTTCTTCTTTACTTTGCTCATATTTCCTCCTATAAAGATTTAGGGGTGCGGTCGCACCGCCTATCGCGTGCCACAGCACCCCTTTTTGAGTTGTTATCCGAGTTTTTCTGTCTCGGACTTAAATTCTTTAGCCTTCTGCTCCATCAGGCGGTAAGTCGCCTGATCCTGAGCCTGGCTATTCATAAGAACCTCGTAAACGCTTTCAGGAACCATAACGGTCTCACCGCGCTTTATCTGGTATCTTTTTCCGTTGACCGCAACAAAAATGTCATCCTTGTACTTGTCGTCATCTTTGAATGCGATAAATGGGACCATTTTCACAGTCGATTTAGCTTCCGCCATAATGTAGCCTCCTATGCTATTTGTATATTAGTTTTCGCCTATATCAAATGTAGACGCGGTCTCGATACGAATCATATAAGCTTCTACGAGACGAACTGTAGCATGATTTGCCTTCCAGCCTGCAGTTGCTCTCTGGTTGAGAGGGTCAGCAGTTCCGGCAGAACCAAGCTGCTTGACGATGTGCTCAAGGCCACCGCCGGTGATAGAAACTACGCCGTAAGCGTTATCGCCGAGGACGAGGGTCGAGTATACGTCAATACCGCTTGCTCCGCCCTTAGCGAATACCTTAGCCTCTGTGGTTTCAACGAATCTTACACCGGCAACCTTACCGATTTCGCCGTTGTAAATATTCTCTGTATCCTTATACTTATGAGGATACTTCCACTCGGGATCACTCATGAGGTCATAAGCGCAGTCGGGGTGAATGATAGCAACAAAGCTATCGTCAATGGGCTCGGCATTCATAACCTTGAGGTTTCTGACCGCACGTCTGATGCAATCAACGGTGAGCTTGTGATCCTTTGTGATGGATCCTCTCTTATCTACGGTGCCATTGCCGTACTGTACGTTGGTACCACCGTTAAGAACCTCACGTGTAAGTGTATCAAGTGTCCTGCCTGCCTGAGAACCGAGAAGCTTGGTAGCCTGCGCAAGGTTGTTGTCGATAGCTGTGAGCAAGAGCACGTCAGTAAGAGCAACGTAACCGCCGTACTGCTTTACGGTTGCAGTAACGGGGGTGATTGTGAGCTTCTGACCATCGGGAGTAACACCCTCCTGGAGCTCAGTTGTAATCTTGGGAAGCGGATCGTACTTGCGGAATTCGACCTGCTTACCGTTACCCTGAGGGATGGGCTTCTTCTGACCAAACTGCTGGTGAACGAGCTTTGCCTCTGCTGTCTCGATGAGATAGTCAGAGTAGAAGGTCTTCATTTCCACGCTAAGGCCCGAGTCGCCTGTAGTGTTTGTGTTCATGTTGACCTCGCCGTCAAAAAGACGGAGATCAATTGCAAAAAGAATGAGGTTTTCGTTTTTCATTTGTTGTTTTTCCTTTCGTCGTTATCTGTGTGGCGTTATTATTTCGCCATTCTCAGCGCGACGAAGCAAATCAGCTCTCTGAGCCTTTGTAAGCTTGCTCCAATCTACGCCTGCCGTGAAAGATGAATTATTCTGCGTACCATTCTCCATGGGTCGCAGTCCTTTTGCACGGATATTATCAACGACGTTTTTCTCGGTTTGTGCACGCGCCTGCTCTACCAGCTCGTTGTGGTGAGTGGACGTATATGCTCTCTCTACAGGGTTCGGGACCTGTGCTTTCTCATAGAAGGCAAGTGCTGATGCGAATTCCTTATTCGACTGCTCACGAGCAAGATCGAAATCAGGATACGTCGCTTTAAGCGATTCTCCCTCAGCAGACCACTTGTCTATCTTCTCCTGTACGTATCTGCGCTCCTGTTGAGCTCTTTGTGCTCTTTCCTCGGACGCGCGCCTTTCTGCCTCAGCTGCTCTGAGATTCTTGGTCTCTATCTGAAGCTTAACGAACTCACGGTACTTGGAGACATCGTCAAATCCCGCCTCAGCGGCCATGTCTGCCCAGATGCCGTTGTCTTTATCGAGAGCCTCCTGAATTTTGGCGGCATCTCCGTCAGTGATGCCGTATCTCTGCGCCAAAATATCAAGAACAGCCTGTTGCTTGGCATTCGTCTCGCGCAATGCTTTCGTTTCCTTGAAACGTCTGTTGATCAGCCCCTGAATATCATCTTGATAGATATCCTTGTACTCGCCATCCATAAGCTCACGGTAGGCACGCTGGCGGTCTTCCTGGGACTTTGTTGAATTCTCCCCGGCGACAGGAGCGTTTTGCGCAGAGTTTTCTGTTGTCTGCGACTTTGCGCCCGAATTTGACCGCTGGGTGCTCACGGCCTGATTTTCCGCACCGGACGGTGCGTTAGTTCCACCCGCTACAGCTCCGCCCGAGGCAGCACCCGTGCCGCCGCCTTCACCGTCAAAAAGACCGAGCAATACGCTGTAAAGCTTCAAATTTTTCATAAAATCTCCTTGTGGCCCTGAAACGATCTGGTCGTTTCCTCTGGTCCTAATATAATTTTAACATGCCCGCGCTTCAAATTTCTACCCCCGAGCCCCTCAAATCAAAATTTTTTTAATTGAATTTTCCCTTATTCCATAAGGCTTTTTAAAAATAGCCTAAAAAATAATGCGCACCCTTGTTTTTCGGGCACGCATTACCGATGCTTATTTCTTGATTTTCACAGCGACAAACTCACCGTAGCTCTTCTCCAGCTGCAGGAAGGCGATCCTGCCGAATTCGTACATGATCCGCGCCGCCTCTCCCCCCGACCATTCGACCGAGAAGAATCCGTCAGCTGCGTTCCACTCCTCAACCTCTACGCCCTCAGCGTTTGAGAGATATCCGAGGATCGAGTACATCAACACCGACACAGCGGCGCAAGCCTGAACACTTCCCTCTGCGTGCCCCACAGCCTCAATGACGTACGTCCCCTTTGACTTGTCTAACGTAACGCTCGTCATCTCGGAGCTCCTCCCGGAACGGGCGCGCCTCCCTGCATCATAGCCTGCATCTGCATAAGCTGCTCTTGAAGCTGCTGTACCTGCGAGAGTAACGTCTGACCCTGCTGTACGCGCTCACGTACCTCCTCAATGCCCTCAAAGTCCATAAGAGAGAGAGCACACAACGCCGCATCGGCCATCTGAGGATTGAACGCTCCCCTTCCAAAGAGCTCAAGCGCAAGCTGATTCTGGGCCTCGCGCGAGAACGGATTCTTCTTCTGCGCGTTAATCTCAAGATCGAATACAGGGTGACGGAGCAAGGGCTGACCGTCAGAGCCCATTCCTGTAACCTGATCCTTGAGCCCCTTGTTGTTCAGCTCAACAAAACGGTAAGCCTCTCGTGTGGGCATACCGCCGGGAGCCGCGCCCATAGGCATTCCTCCGGGCATTCCTCCGGGCATTCCTCCGGTAGTGGCAGGAGCGCCCTGCGGCATCTCTCCCGGCATTCCTCCCATCTGTGTGGGAGTCTCTGCAGGCGCGCCCGTGATCCTGAAGGACCTCGACTCGTCGTAAAACTGTCTTATAAGCTCGATACACAGCGTATTAACCTTGACATATGCCCTGTAAGCCGCATCAATAGAGTCTCTTGATGTCTTGTTGCCGGTTTCCTGAAGCGCCACGATAGCTGAAGCGGCGGTAACACCGCCACCGGTGCCACCCGAGTTGACGTCGCGGTTTCCGGCAATGTCCTTCATTTCGTCGATCTTCATCTGCGCAATGTTCGGATATATACCTGAAAGCTCGCGCGGCTTCATTTCGTAAAGCTTGTCCGAAAGATTGCCTATAGCTCCCTCAACCTCAACGATAGGCTGATTATTGTCAAGCAGCTGCTTGAGGTCCACGTTTGCACCCTTCGATGCAAAGAAACGCCTCTTCGAGTTAAGAATAGCAGTCTCAAGCACGTTGCCCATCAGCTTGTCAATGTACATCTGAGGATCCTTGCAAATCGACACGAAGCCGAAGCCCACAGGCGAATCCTTCTCAGGGAACATGCGGTCAAATACGACGGGATAAAGCCCGTGATCGTAAAGTCCGCGCTCGCGAAGCTCGGGATCGTTCTCGGTAGCGTACAGCAACGCCTCCCCGCAGAATTTGACGTAATGAAGAATAGTGCGACCGCCTATGCGCTTCTTATAATACCAGTCAACCACGAGCACCTTGTCAGACGTGTTAATGTTCTCGTCGTGAATATACTCCGACACCGTGATGGACTTGCCAAACTTCTTTTTGTCAGCCTCAGGGTATGTGAGAGCGAGATCGTCCGCATCGGCAAGCTCAACGATAAAGAGGTTTTTGGAGTCCTGGATCTTGGTCTTGCCAGGCTCCCAGTAGATCTTGAGGAGATCTATCACCTTGATATCAATGTCACCAAGACCGTTCTCCTTGTCGTTGTTCCAGAACACACCGTAAACAGCGGTACCATGCTTGAGCTTCTCCCACCAGTTCTCAGAGTAAGTCTCTCGGAAATCGTTTCGGGCGAGAATAACGGGCAATACCTCGGAGAGCGTCTTCGCGGTCGGAACGTCACCCCTCTCGCGCGGCAGAACGACAGGCTCGGGATAGTTGTCCATCGCGTCCGCGTGTTTGTTCATTATAGTGTTGAACAACCAGCCCGACGTCGGCTCGGTCTTCTTCTGTATGTTGTCCTTGCGGCCTATGTATTCCCAATGTCGAAGCTTGTACCAGCGCTCGTTCTCGATAATAGTGCGGTCGTAGTTGGCCTTGCCGTCCTTGTACTTGCGGAGAGTGTCTGCAGCCTCGCGGATCTGCTTCGGGCCTATGATAGCCTCGGCCTTGCGCCCTGACTGCATCGCCTGAGCCATATTGTCCGCCTGCATGGGTTCGCCACTTTGCTCCGTGCCGGGCATCGTACCGGGTTCGGCGCCTTCCGCGCCCTTTCTCTTCAAAAAATCCAATAAATTCGCCATGATAAATATATCCTCCAAAATAATTTGTTCGTGTTAACGTGCATATTTGAACAAAACATGCAGATTAGCCCCGCAACTGCACATTTTTCACCAATTATTATGCAAATACCGCTTCTCTATCGATAAAAAGCGTACTCGTCATACGTTACGTCCTCCGTAGATAGCGGATCATACACCACAAGCTTCGGCGGTACGTTCTTTCGCGGAGCTATGACGTAGTTCATACACATGTACCTCAGCTCGTCGTAGATATGATCTTCACCCGTTGTGTTGACATCCTCGACGTTCTTATCATCATATACAAGATTCGGTACCGTCCTTATAAAGTTGCGGCAAGTGTTGAAGACGTATAGCATCGGCTTCCCGTCTTCGTCAAACGCGAGACGGTTGTGTATCTGCATCTTGCCGTCTATACGTGCGTGTTCGCCCTTCTCAAAGTAAACACCTTCACGTGCAAACATCTGCGCCACGCTCTCACCTGTCTGCGTTCCAAAGATCGCGGGGTCTGCAACGCGCCATATCCTCCGCCCTCGGAGGTTCGGATCGTCAGCCTCGATCTTCTTAAGCTCACGCGCCACCGCTGCAGGCTCCATCTCTGCGCCCACGTTGGGTGCTCCGTTTTTACTGCCGTAGTATTCGCGTATGCGGTATATCCTCTTGTCGTAGTCCACCGCGTACCAGCCCACTGAAAAAGGCTTTCGGTAGCCCCAGTCCATACTCATGTGTATTGTCCACTCCTGCGGCACCTTGAAGGGCGCTATAACGTGAGTATTGATGCGGTCGTGGTAATGGTCGGGATCGTTGCGCCATTCTATAAAGACTTGGCCTGAAAATGATCCCCAATCTCCGTAAAGCAACGCGTTTTTCTCTGCCTCCGGGAGAGCTGCGAGGCGCGTAATGTAATCGGGGTCGTTTTGCAGAAGCTGCGGATTATCAAACACCGTGCTCGGCACGAATATGCGCGACTTCCGCCGCGTTTCCTCTCTGCCATTCGGGAATCTGATCTTTACGTCCTCCCACATCGTAGTCATCGCCGGCGCGGGAGTGATAAAGCGCTCCTTTACCCAACCGTGTCCAATTCCCCCGGGGTTAGCCGTAGCTCGCATATAACAGCGCGTTCCGGGACCGTTGGGGCGATTTCGGGAAAAGAGATAGCTGTACTCGTCAAATGTAAAGTGCGTTAGCTCGTCAAACGCGATATAGTCGTATGCCTGGCCCTGATAGCGTAGCCTGTCCTTAGTGTGCTGAAGACTTCCGAAGTAGATTTTAGCGCCCGACGGGAACGTCCAGCAGTGCCGCGAGGAATTATAAACAGCCTTCGGAAAAGCCCGCGTGTAGTAGTTCAAGGTCTTGTCAACAAGCTCGGAAAGCTGGGGGAACGTCTTTCTGATGATCAGCCCCTTGTAGTGCGGAATGTGCACCTGTCGCAGTGCCTCTGCCACGAGAGCGTCGCTTTTTCCACCGCCCGCCGCGCCGCCGTACAAAGCTTCGTCCTCCCAGCGCCTCATAAACTCGATCTGCTTGGGGTTAGGCGTCCAAATGATATTCAAGTATGGTTTTCCCCCTCTCTTATGTCTTCCGCGCTTGTAGGCAAAATTTGAGCGTCAGGGAGTACCATAACACCGTACTCCTCGCCCTCGTCCTCTTCGCCGATCCTACTCATAGCCGCGCGGGCACGCAAAGCCTCGATTCTCGCACGCTGCTCCTCCGCGTCAGCCTCGTTCTTGAGGCCCTTGAGATCGCGCAGGTTTTTAAGCGCCGCAGTAACGTCCTTTATATCGACCGCACGTAGTCTTCCGGGTGTTTTGAGATACTCGCACACAGCGTCAAGAGCGAGATCCACCGCGTTGTCAAGCTTGGCATTTCGGGAACTCACAGCCTCCACGACCTTCTGTTCCGTGCGTGTCTCTGCCGCGTTCCTCAGATCAGACCAGTGTTCTCGGGCGCCAACCTTGCGGAGAGTGCTCTGTGAGACACCATATTTCTCGGCGAGATCCTTGTACCTGACACCGCCGGCAATGTATTCTTTTTTTATTCGTTTCCAGATGTCAGACACAGCTCACCCTCCTTCCCTATAATTCCATTCTACCACGACACAAGAAGATATTTCTACCCCCGAGGGCTCTGAGCGCAAAAAAATTTAAGGCGCCCAGTTGTTCCCCGAGCGCCCTCCGACTTATTCCTTTTTTGTCTTCTCAACGAGCCCGAACGTGATCCCCTGCTCGTCCGTCTCAATCACAAGCACGTCGTAGCCTTCAAGAACGGCCCTCACGTCTGCATGCAAGACCTTAAGCTCGCGCGCCTCGTTCTGAAGACACAACGCGCCTATGTAGGAGCAGTAGATGCTCTCGATCTGCTTCAACGCCTCGGCGGTTTGCGCCTCCTTGGCCTCTGCCTGAGCGCGTCTGCGCTTCAGCGTGTCCAGCAACCCGCGGTTCTGATGTTTAAGATGTTCGTTTTCTTTAAGTGTTTTCTGGAGATTTCCCATTCATATCTCCCTCTCTTTCGTAAAATTTTTCAAGTGTTCGCGCGATAGAGCATTCGCGCCATCTTACCTCGTTTCCGCAATAATCCCTCGCGAGATCGGCAGAAGCTCGATCGTCCGGGAGAATTAACACATGGCCGCCACAGCGCACACCGCACGGCACGCGCCTTTCAAAGAACGGGCAGTGATATATCCGTTGATCCCATTTCGCCACACCTTTATCCTCCGTTACCCGGCTCGATGCACGACACAGTGCTTTTTAACGTAATTGCGGCTGCAGCCCTCACTTTGGCAGAAAAGCTGAATCGCCACCGCCCGCGTCCGCGCACGTATTACGGTAACGTAGCCCCTACTATCTACAATTCTGAAGTTGAACATCATCCTACCTCCCTAAAAGTAACCTTTCCGTTTTCATGATCCACAACGATCTCCTCGCGTTCCCAGGCTCTTATATCAACCTTTATCGCAAGCAGCTCCTTGACCGTAGCCTCATCCTCCACGTTCTGGCCCGTAGGCTTCTCTACGTAGGTAGAGTGCCCGTCTCGGAAGAACTCCCGGAACGCAATGCGGTTTCTCACCATTGCTTCCCATGCCCGGCGTAACCTCTTGCGCCCGAATCCCAGCTCCGTGTGCAGCGTGTAAAGCCAGTTGGCATCCACAGCCCCGGCAAACGCGCTGAGCTCGTCCATGCGCTTGTCCTCGTGCTTTTTGATGATCTTCTCCATGCGATCGTCAACGGCAACGCGGGTCATAAAACCCGCCATTGCCTTCTTCGAGATCTGCGCTTTTTTTATCGGCTGTAAATAGTTAGATCTCATCGCGAATCCTTTCCGACAGTTGCTCAATGATCTCACCGCCGAAATCATTCTTAGTTATCTGGATAAATTCCTCAACGGTGTACATTCCATTGTCAATATCAATGCCATGTTCCTCGACAAATTTATTTCTACCAAATTCGCAAGATCCGGTCAGCCTGTTGTGCCATATGTAAAAGTCTTTTGCAGGATATTTCTTGCCCGGAACAAAGTCCTCAAGGAACATCTCGATCGCTTGTTCGGAATCCATGTTTGCAAAGACCTTTTCTCGCAGAGCTTCTTCGGCCTTCTTCGCAGTTTCACCATGGGCAAAGAGGTTATGCCCTTTAGCTATATAGCAAGGTGTCAACATCAGATCGTCTCCCAGCGTAAAGCCCTTAGCAAGATTACCAACGATTCGCTTGAAAATGGTTGCAATGCCATCAACCATATAAACTGCGTATTTATCAAACGTCTTAATGCCATCGCCATCGCCAGAGCCAGAGCCAGAGCCAGAGCCATAGCCAGAGCCAGAGCCAGAGCCATAGCCAGAGCCAGAGCCAGAGCCAGAGCCATAGCCAGAGCCAGAGCCAGAGCCATCGCCAGAGCCATAGCCAGAGCCAGAGCCATAGCCATCGCCAGAGCCATCGCCAGAGCCATAGCCAGAGCCATAGCCAGAGCCATGCTCTATTTCAAGGAATCGCTTTATCGCTTCCATACCGCAACCCCCTCAATGGATGCCGTTGCCTTGTCTGTACAGGGTATAATCTCGATAACTCCGAGAATCGTCATTTCGGGGACAACCACCGTAAACTTGCAGTTGTCGGGTCTGACAGTTCCGTTCACTGCCAGCTGAGACAGTGAAGCCGCACCGTCCCAATACCACAAGCGCCTCACGTTTGTCATAACCACCTCGGAGCCGTTTCGCTCCTTAATTTCTCCATAGAACACTCCTGCTCTATCTGCCCTTACAATTACTTTGTTGTTTTCCATCTTTCTTTCTACCTTTCTGTTTTATTTTTTCCTGGCCGATCCCTTTTCATATCCGTATTTTGTCGGCCAATAAAGCTTGCAACCTCGCTCTTTGGTACAACATCGGCTGTTGGCATATTCTCGATTTCTTCCAAGCACTCGTCTTTTACATCAACTTGTGAAGCATAATACGCCCCTACATTGTCTTTAACTCGCTTATAAAGTTCTTCCGCATCAATATATCGTGCCATATCATTCTCCTTTCAATACCAAACCAAATTTGCTCTATGTGAATAGCAACCTTTCACCAAGTCCTTAAAGTCTTGCCAATCATTATTTGAAAAAGCAAGATACCTTAAAGCCTTGTCATATACGGTATCTTTTATCAAATTGTAAATTTTGCCGCAAGTCTTATATGAAATCTTGCCCCCACAATCACTCGCAAAGAAAAATTCAACCAAGTCAATATCTTCTTCCTTAAATCGTTCATCTTTAAGGATTTTTTCGGTCTTTATATTAAAAGCCTTATAATGATCTTCGGCATGACACATTGCAAGGTTTGCATAATGTTCACCAAACTCTTTATCCCAAGCATATGCTATCTCTCGGCGTATTCTAAAAAACATAAAATAGCCGCCATCAAGGGATTTTGCGTTTTTATAATTTGCCGTAACTGTTACTCCCATATCACTCACCGCCTTTCTCTTTTGGACATTCTTTTGTGCCTTTGAAATGACACCAACTAACAGGCAGAATATAAACAATCTTTTTCAATTCTTCCGTCAACTGCGCCCTGTAACAAAAATTCGGGCAAGGTTTCTTATAATCAAGACAATGTGTTGCATCGTGGTTCATTCCTCACTCACCGCCTTCTCTACGACAGTAAAAATTGTATTTAATGCAACATCATCGCTACGAGCAGGTGATTTAGGACAAGTGTGATAACAATTCAGATATGCTTTGTTGCAATATTTGCATTCCGTGTTTCCTATTTTCATTCCTCACTCGCCGCCTTTCATTCTCGCCAAAGCCTTTTCCGCTTTTTCCTGCTCAAAAAACAACCTTCTGCCGACTTCAACATCGTAATAAAAATCAAATCCATCATTGTTGTTTGATATTTGCAACAATATTCCGCAATTTCCTATTTTTATTCCACTCACTCTTTCTTGTTCGATACAGTCATTTTTTATAGTGAATACCGTTGTTCCCACCTTACAAGGCAGCTCTATGTTAAGAGATTTGTCTTTGAAAAGCCCGCACCCGTCCCCCACTTCAGGAAAGCTTTCGTTTGGTGAAACATATGGGGCGCATATGTCGTAGTGAATGCACTCTCCACATTTTTTTGATTTCTTCATTACTCCGCACCGCCTTTCTGCAATTCTCCATTTATGAATTTTCTCCCGCATTTTTCACACTTGACACAAACCTCTCCGTAGCTCTTATCGTTGCAACAATTCGGAGATGGTGCATAATCAAGGAAAAATCCGCGTGAAATGGGATAATGATATGGGATTCTCTCAAGTATTTTTGCCATCACTCGCACCGCCTTTCATCTTCGCTCCGTCTCTGTGATATGCTAAGTCTCCATCACCATCAAAAACATATTCAACCACACCCATCAAGAACGGAACGAAAAACTTGACATCTCTTTTTGCATCCGCGTACGCTGTGCCAACAATTAGTTGCTCATCTTCGTATGACTTAACTTGCTTAATGTAGCTCGTGATTGATGTATCATTCCGTCTGCACCATACAAGGTCTCCGACGATAGGTGTAATAGTTCTGTTTATTACAGCCCTACAACCTCTTGACGGTACTCCAACAGACTCCAAGCAATCGCCTTCTATAGGCAACAGCTTGATTTTTCCATCTTTTCTTGAAGAAGTAACATAACGAGTCTTTTCTTCACTCATCAGTTTCGCCGCCTTTCTCATCAAGAAACTCTTTCAAGGCTTCATTTCTACGCCTTTGTTCTTCACACTTGTATTTTAAGATTGTATAATCGACAATCTTTTTTATATTCCAATAGCTATACATTGTGCCTACAACCATCCCGATTAACATACCGAATGCCACACCTAAAACCAATTCGTTCATTACTCCCCACCTCCTTTCATCTTCGGAGCTTCGGGAAGCGGCATCCAATGGGTGACTTGACGATTAAGTCTAACCGAAGTACACCAATCCACATTACCGTTGTCATAATGCAAAAATATTGCCGTATTCATATTTCCCATTTCATCGTAAACAAGCACTTTTTCAAGATGTTCAGGCAACCTCTCCTCAACGCTTATCCACTCGCTCTGCTTGAAGTAGTTTTCCAAAGCTTTTGTTATCTCTTCTCGCCACTTTATTGCATAAGCCTCAGGATTGGGAACCGTTGTGGTAGGTATAAAACCCATCTCGTCAAACTCTACCAAGAGGTCTCTTATAATATCATTCTGCTTCTCTCTACTCATGTCTCTCCTCCTTATCCTTCCCCGTCGAAGCGATAGCAACACCGAGAGCGACCCCACACAAGCCGCCCAGGGTGAACGCCAATGCTCCAATCAATATAATAGTTTCCAACGTTCAATCCTCCTTCTGAACTGATTCCGAACACTTTTTCATTTCTCTTTCGGCATGCGCAAGCGCAGCGTTGAAAAAGCTGTCGGTATCGAATGTGCTCTCACCGCCCCGGTTATGCTCACGCACACGCGCGCCCCCGATAGAAGAATAATTTACTTTACTTTTCTTTACTTTACTTTGCGGATTATTGCCGACATTAACCGCATTATTGTCAACATTAACTGGGTTTTTGTTATCAAAAACCCAGTTAGAAGGTGCAGCAATAAGGAGGTAGCGTCGATCAGCTTCAATGAACGTTCGCCTCGCGGTCGCCTCGGCAAATCTCTTTTGGATGCCGTCCGACGTCAGAATACCGTACTCATCGAACATTCGCTGATCGAATATACCCCTCTTCAAGCAGACGCGTACTACTTCCTGCACAACGTTGGCACCAACCTTATTTTCATCGGCAAACACCAACGCCACGTCTCGCCCCCATTCGGTATAGTAACCCCTGTCGGAATAGATCTTCTGCCACAATTTGATAACCACGGCATATCCGACAAGACCGAATTCTGCTTGTATTAACTTAATACTGTCACCCATATGACAATCGAGCGGAAAATAGTCAACCCCCTGCCTTGGCGGTCTTGCCATTTTCTCACCTCTTGTTATTTATTTGACCTCTCCGGTCTCCTGGTTTACCTCGGTGTACTCAGCCTCGTAAACGATCTCGTTGTTGACCTCGTACATATCCTCGGATATAGAGCTCTTGATGCTCTCGTCCTGAACGACTGCGCGAACAAAATCCGACTTTAGCGGAGCATATTTCAGGACACGCTTAAGCACCGTCTTCTTCGCCATTTCTTCAAACGCAGTTTTCCATGGAGAATAATCGGAATGAAACGCCTTGCTATACTTTGCAGCGTGGATCTTAACGTCCTCGATACTCATAACCTCGAAGCCATAACCGCCACTCTTGGTTTTGAACATAGCGTAAACGATTACAGGTTCGCCGCGATTTACGCGTGCCGGCTTGTGATGAAGCTTAGGATCAAGACCGTATTCCCACTCGAATTCATCATTTTCATAAACAACGTGCGCCTGCACGAGCTCAACCTCTCCTGATCTGTATGCAAGATCTATAAGGCCCTTATATCCAAGCTGGAACTGTGCCTCAAGCACTCCCTTGTTCTTGTAAGGAAGGATATATGCCTGGCCAAGAGGAGTGTTCGGCTCAACGCCGAGCTGCGCTGCGCACATCATCGCGCCGAGAAAGCTCTGAGGTGTGCATTGCGAGAGCTGCGGATTGACCGAGATCGCACTGAGCACCATTCGCGTGAAGCGCTCCGGTGTAATTACCGAAGGAAGAGCCTTTGCGATCTCTCCCTGCATTGCCTTTATGTACTGCTGCATTGTTTTCTTTTCTCCGCCCGTCTGAGCGACCTGATTCTGTATAACTCCCATTATATTTTCCTCCAATTAAATTTCATTTTTTGTTACTTTAAACGTCCTATGTGTTGACGTTTTATAATATCCACTCAGATCAATATCCGAGTGATCGCGCGTGAATTTATCCATATCAAACGTGGATCTCACTACCGGCGCCCAGCTCACACGGTAGCTGTCGCTCTCGCCCCGCGCCGCGTTGCCAAGATACGCCTTGACCTTGTTCGCGCAACCGTCCTGAAGCTTCTTCAGTTCCTTTATCTGCTCGCCCAAGGCCACGTACTGACGCAGATCATTTTCATATGCAAACAACTCAAGCTCGCCGCCATCGTCACCCTCGGAGTAGATGGTAGAGATTGCCTCAGAGGTCGATTTTTCGCCGTCTGCCATGGGTGGAGTGCCTGACTCTACCAACGACCAAAACTTCCTTTCTTCATCCATCAGAGCCCGAATTTCCGCCTCGTCACGCTCGATACAGAATATCTTAAGCTCCTTGCCGAGTATAAGTACCGCAAGGTACCAACGCTCAGCGCCGGTGACGGCTAAGTAGTGGCAGCATTGAACATAAAAGTTCGCGGGATATTCTCCATTCTTAAACCGCTTCAGATTAAGCGACGTCGTTGTTTTTATCTCAAGCCCCTCGTTGTTGCCAACAATAAGCCTGTCCACGTTTGCGTGAGCAAATGGGTAATCGGGATTGATTATAATGTTGTTCTCGCGTCTTACCCTCTTGCCCGTCTCTTCGCAGAAACGCTTAGCAACGTATTCCTCAAGATCACGGCCCAGGCGCATAGCCTCGTTGTCCTCCTTGGGAGGAATAAGCCCACACTTATCTGCCCACACTGCGTATGGGCTTGACCATGGATTAAGTCCCACGATCGCCGCTGCATCAGATCCTCCTATGGATTTGCGCCTGTGCCAAAGCCAATCGTCATGTGACATTCCGACTGTTGAAAGCTTTTTAAGGTGCTTATACATCAGGACCTCCCGGCAGCTCTGCCCAATGGGTTACGCAGTAGAAGATTTCCTCGCCCTCGTGCTCCGCATACCATACGCACTCGTCGGCATCGTAATTTAGAACGGTGGGCTTGTCCGCGTACATGATTTTTACTATGTATTCGTCAGATACCACGGGTAGCTCGTACTTGACATCGCACCACTCGATAACAGCCGCCGCAGGCATCTTTTCAATGATCTTGTGCAGCTCTGCGTTAAATTCTGTTATCTCAACAAAGTCCTTGTCTTTCTCGATAAGGTTTATAAGAAACTTCTTTACCGCCTTTGAGAGCTTGTCCGAATTTATGTATTTCTTTTCGTTGATCATAAACCCTAAATCCCCTCTCCCTCTACGTCTATGGTTACACCCTTGCTTCTGATCGCCTCGATAAACTCCTTAAAAAGCCCCACGGGAGTCTCCTGTTTGTAGAAGGTTTTGAACTCCTCGTATAAATCGTTTTCCAGCTTATCGCAAGCGTCCTGAGTAGCTGCCAGACACGCAAAGTGCGCAGCGATTGTTCCCTCTCCGGTGCTCAAGGTACTTGCTACCACGTCCTCGCCGTCAATGCCGGCAACCGCACCGCAAACGCAGTCGCATTCCTTTTTGAAGACGGTATTGTCTGTCGCAATTTCTTTTATAATAAGCTCGTATTTCATCGTTAAGCCACCTTTCTGACAATCAGTAACAGTTCGTCGTCATCATACTCGTGCACGCAAGCATACCCACGCGCCTTGATGGCAGCTCTCGCGGCTAAAATAAACTCGCGCTCGTTCGCCATGCCGGAGAAGAAGCTGAGGATTATCTGCTTGAGCCCCGCGGCCTGCATATCGTCGATATCCTCGTTAATGCGCTTAATTTCGCGTTCGATATCAATTTTGTTTTCCATTTTTTTAAATTTCCTTTCAAATGTACTTGATTTTTTACTGTGAAAGGTGTATAATAAACATACATCAGATGTGTTTATTACACACCTTTCTGCCGGACGGATCTTGCGCCAACAAGATTCGTCCTTTTCTTATGCCGGAATCTTGAAGCGATCCAGCACACATGAGCGACACAGCTTGTCCGCGCCCACCTCGTAGAGCTCGTCGGGATCGATCTCCTCGCCGCAATCCGCGCATACGTAGATCTCCTCCTCTCTGCCCTGACACTCCATACACCCGGTGCATTCGCCACCGTGAATACAGGCTGAAAAACTCATTTGCTTCACTCCCTCCCTATCTCGAATATAGACTTCTCTATTTTCTCTCTACGCGCGTTAGTGGTAAATAGGGCCTTGTGTGGATATAACGTAATCTTGTTTCCCTTCCTGTAACCCTTGTAGAGATACGTGGGCGTCCCGTTAGTGTACTCTGTGATGAAATAACACCGAAATCTCTCGTCATACTCCCCACGTTTGTACGTTACGTTGTCTAACACTCCCGCGCTCACCCCTTCCGATAGAAGTCTTCGTACTTCTTAATGATCTGATCAGAGCACCAGAGCATGCGTTGCATTCTGCGGCCGATAGTCCTCTTGCCGGCAAGCACTGCCGACAGGGCTGCGTAATTGATCTGTACTCCCCAATCACGATCCAGTCGGTGAATAAGCCACTCCTGTGAAAGCTTGTTGCGTGCAAGCGCTTTTTTTATGCGCCGAGCATCATCAATCGTCATTGTTTCATAGTCATACTGCATTTTTTAAAGACTCCTCCTTTAGCTGTTCCTCGGACTTCGGAGTCATCGTAACAACGATGTCCGTACCGTACTGTTTGGATAATAGGTAGGATAGCGTATCCGCTATCAAATTAAAATCGGGTTTGTTTTTCATAATAACTTTCATATGTATTATCTCCTTTCTTTTGGTATTTCAAGTGTATGAAGGAACCCGATCAAAAAATCCTTCATACACCGCGATTCCGCGAATTTACTGTGCTAAAATCCCATGATTTTGTACTTGACAAAAGTCCTGATTTATGATACAATAGACCACATTTAAAATTTTTTGTTAAAAATTATTGACTTTTTTCCACACTTGGCATATAATTTAGATGAATAAAGATAATAAAATATGGGGGAAGTATGGAACAGATTAAAAGTTTGGATCTCCGTGCCGTAGAGCAAAGAATCATCAAAAACGTAACTACCAGCGAAGCCCTACGCGATGTTTCACCCTTCACGTTTAAAAATGACCTTCCCCAAATTACTGTAAAAAGGAGGTAATAACACTATGCTAAACGTTAAAAATGTAGCGCACTATGTTTTGACGCAAGTCGGTACCATAACCACTGTTAAATTGCAGAAGCTTGTTTATTACTCTCAGGCATGGTCTTTAGCTTGGGATGGAGTTCCCCTTTTCAATGAAGATTTTCAAGCGTGGGCCAATGGCCCGGTATGTTTCGAGCTGTTTAACGCTCACAGAGGACTGTTTCTGATATCTTCAGACGATCTCGCGGCATATAGTGACTATAAGCTCAGCGATTGCGAGCAAGAAACTATCGATATAGTGATTGAAACCTACAACAAATATTCTTCTCAGCAATTGAGCGATATGACGCATCAGGAAAGACCCTGGAAAGAAGCTCGCGAAGGCTTCGCCCCCGGTGAGAGATGTCACAACATAATTTCCAAAGAAACTATGCAGGATTATTATGGCGGCTTGTAATAAAAACAAACAAATACCAAAAACAGAGTATAGGTCGCAAAAACAGGCTAAGACTACAGACGCTAAATCAACAAAAACACCCAAATTGGAGACCGCAGGCGAAAGCTATTATGAAAGGCATCCCGTTTGGGCGTTTTCAAAAAGTGATTTCAGCCACGTTAAATGGGGGTTGGATGCCAATAACGATCAAATACTCCGAATAATTCAAAAGCTGAAAGCTTTTGAGGGGATGACCTGGCATCAGATTCTCAGTGATACCGCCGGCAGAAGAAGAGCTCCGAAGAATAGCGAAAAAAGTGTTACGCAAATAGTGTCTGAAGCTCAAGATCGTTTTCGAGAGCTTAACCTATTCTACGAGCATGACTCTATTTATTCATTCACGATCGACGGAGAGACCCGCCTGTGGGGAGTCCGTACCGGAAACATTTTTTACGTTGTTTGGATAGACCCCAACCACGAAATATATCCCGTCAGTAAATCTCATACATAAATCCTGTCCGTTCGGATGGGATTTTTGCGTCCCTTATACAAACAAGCATCCCTTCCGGCCATATTTAGTGGTCCTCGTGTGCAAAAAAAATATCGATCGAGACATCGTAATATTTAGCAAGCTTGACCTTAATGTCATCCTTCGGAACTCTCTGTCCGTTCTCGTACATTCCGAGAGCCGAGGTCGATATCCCGATCTCTGACGCAACCGCTTCAAGCGTTCTCTTTCCACGCAGTTCTCTGAGCTTCGCTCCTATTGCATTCTTGTTCACCAGATCTCCCCCTTTCTTGACAAAATAAATGTAATGTGATAGTATTCAGGTAACTATAATCTAATGAGTTACCTATGCTTGAACTTGATCTTGAATTTTGCCTCCTTGACTTCCCCCTCCTCGCTGTGCTAAAATTAACAAAACACAGAAAGGAGGAACATTATGGCTACTTGGGTTGATGCACTATTTGTCTGTCCAAAAGATCCTTCCAGAATGCAACGCGTAAGAATCAATTATAGCTACCTCGAAGACGGTAAACCAATCGGACTCGCAGTCCCGTGTTCAAATTACCGCAGAGATAACGATATTTGCCTGAAATGTCACGCCTTCCAATGCACATACATTTCATATCACGGCATTCCGGAAAAGGATCAGATCATTACTCCCGATCTTTCAAGATACAAATAGCACTCTTCAACGCCTCTCTGAATTTGCTTTGCCAGTTCTCGATGTAATCCGTCGGGAGCTGGTCTTTTTTTACAACCCACTGTACTGTGGGAAACGTCTCAATGAAATTTGCATCCGTAAGCATCTGCTCAAGACACATTATCACTTCCTCGCGCTCCATCCTTCCCTCCTATAAATTAATTCTTGACTTCCCCTCTCATTTCGTGTATAATTTTTGTATTAACACCAAAGGAGAGAGTTATGGACAACTTTTTAATTTACTGTAAATTAGACACCCTAAAATGTACCGCCGAGGATATTGATGCAAGGCTTGAGACGAACGCTCAAGGATATATGCACGTCAACGATTCTCTCTGGCTCGTTAAGCTTGAGAGTGGCTATATTGGAACGTATCTTCGTAAGGAAGATTACCTTATGGACGTCGTTCTTGGCGAATTCGTCCGCCCCGACAGCTTCATCATTATCGCGCCTCTGAATCAGGCTTACTGGGAACTCCCTCCGGATGTTCATTCCTTCCTGCAACATGATTCAGATAGTTATAACCGTTGATACAAAGATCACAAAGCACCTTGATCGCTTGAGCTTCTTCTATGCTCAGGCGGTCATTTTTTTTGCCCGCTGTGATCAAGTGTATTGCCTCGGCAACGTTTGCACTGATTACCTCAAATATACCACTTGATACTTCAATTTGTCTGTTTGGTCTTGCCATGCTCAGCCCTCCTTGTTATTAGTCCACGTTTTGTGTTCGCTACCATTATACACAAAGCGTGAGCGATTGTCAACGGTTTTTTTGAAATTGATTACTTTTTGTGTACTATGCACAATTTTATCACGTTATGTGTTGACAAGTTACACAAACCGTGGTACAATGTATCAAGAAAGCGAGGTAATCAACATGAAATTTTGCGACGTTTTAAAAAAACTCAGAAATAGTTATAACTTGTCACAGGGACAACTTGCTGATAAATTAAATATTTCAAAAAGTACTATAAGTATGTATGAGCTCGGCAATAGATCGCCTGATATGGAAATGCTCCGACAGATCGCGGATTTCTTTAACGTAGATATAAACTACCTCTTCGGCATAATCACCAAACCCGACCTCACCCTCACCCCCCACGAAACGAAAGTAATGACCGCCTACCGCGACCAGCCCGAGATGCAGCCGGCAGTCGATAGGATCCTCGGAATCACCGAGGACGGTTACGTTACCGTTTATGCAGCCGCAAATTCCGCCTCTAACCATAAGCACACGATCACTCGGATCCCTCAAGAAAAATGGGCTGAGATCGAGAACGAGCCCAACACCGACGAAGATCTCATGTAATCTTAATTCATGTACTATAAAATATACAGCGACATTCGAGATGCCGCCTGGCAATGCTTGATCGATAACGATATCGATCGCCTGCCCGTTGACGTGCTCAAGATCGCACGGCAAAGTAATATCGACGTCAAGAAAAACAGTCGCATAAACGTCCTCCTGCCCGACGAATACGCAAAAGCGTTCTACAACGGCGACAAGTGGATAATCGTGTATAACGATCTCAACGACGTTGTAATTTCACGATTCGCCATAGCCCACGAGCTTGGCCACATACTCCTCGGTCATGTTGCGACCTACGCAAAATACGCAACTATTGAAGATATAGGAATAAAACCCAAAGCCGAAAAGCAGGCGGATATGTTCGCTCTGCGCCTGCTCTGCCCCGCATGCGTCCTGATGGAGCTCGATCTCCACACCCCCGAAGAAATATCCGCGTTCTGCCGCGTGCCGCCACATTGGGCGCAGGCACGGAGCGACAGAATGAAAGACCTGTATAAGAAAAATAAGTTTTTCTCAAATAACCTTGAAATCGAAATTCATAAGAATTTTAATATATATCTTTCCACAGTAAAACAAAAAAACGAGCTGAATTACAGCTCGTGAAAAAAATAAACTAAATATATTGACAAATCCAAAAAAGCGGTGTATAATAATAACGCAGGAGAGCCGATACGGTCATCTCCCTCAGAACGATTATAGAAATAACCGCCTTATGTGAGAGTTAGGCGGTTATTTCTTTTTATTATGATAAATATTATGGACATATTGAAGGAGAGCGACTATGAAAGTCGCGATAAGCACAAGCTGCTCCAAGGTAATGTACACGCTATCACCTCCCTCCAAATCGAAGGGAGAATAAAAGAAATATGCTCCCTTCTCAATCAGGGAGATAACCGCACCATATGGCACTCCTACGGGCTTTCGCCACGAGTATTGTAGCACAAGGATCGAATTTTGTCAATATGAATTTTCAGAAAGGAAACGCTATGGCATACATCACTAAAAGAATAGATAATAGCCTTAAAAGAGCCGCACTGTACGCCAGGGTTTCCACCGAGGAACAGGCGATGCACGGAGTGTCGCTCGACGCCCAGAAGGAGCGACTTTTGCAGTACGCAAAGGATAACGACCTCACCGTAGTAGATCTCTACGTTGACGAAGGTATATCCGCGAGAAAGCGTTATACCCGCCGCCCGCAGTTCCTCCGTATGCTTGAGGACGTCAAGCAGAATAAAATCGACGTCGTACTGTTTATAAAGCTCGACCGTTGGTTCAGAAACATAGCCGACTATTACGAGGTTCAGGCAATACTCGATAAATACCGCGTGCAATGGATCGCGACCGAGGAGGACTACGATACCACGACCGCGAACGGCAGACTTGCGCTGAATATCAAGCTTGCGATCGCGCAGGACGAGTCCGACCGCACAAGCGAAAGAATAAAATTCGTATTCAATAACATGGTAAAGGAAGGACGTGTTATATCAGGAAGCACACCTATCGGATATAAAATAGTCGATAAGAGAGCTGTCATCGACGAGAACGCCGAGGAGCTCGTTAAAACCATGTTCCATAAATATATAGACTGCAGATCTGTCAAAGAGACATCCAGACACCTTAACTCTCTGTACGGCACATCAATCGATGTCAAAACGATGAAGCACATGCTAACAAACACCTGGTACATCGGTGAGGCGTACGGAATAAAGGATTGGTGCCCGGCAATTATAGACGAGCCGACGTTCCGCCTGGCGGGGCAAATAGTCGAAACGCGCGCCGCAAGATATAACGGAGCCCGATCCGACCGTATATACCTCTTTACAGGGCTCATACATTGCCCGTGCTGCGACAGGAGAATGACAACCTACTCCTGCTCCAACAAAGACGCAAACGGCAACGTAAAGCAAGAATTTATCTATTACAGATGCCCCGCGCACACAATGAAGACCTGCGATATGGGAAAGCAGTATAATCAGAAGAAGCTTGAGGAGCAGCTGATCGAGTGTGTCTGCTCCGAGGCGGAGAAATTCAATTTCAATCTTGCGCAACAAAAGAAGGCGCTGCCGAAGAAAAAGATCGACACCGCCAAGGTTATGAAGAGGATCGAGAAGCTCAAGGATCTGTACCTGAGCGACCTGATACCGAAAGAGATCTACGAGCGCGATTATTTGGAGCTGACCGCCATTTTGAGAGAAGCGGAAGCGAAGGAAGAGCAGGTCCGCACCCTGACGCCCATTGACGTCACCGCGCTGAAGGACTTTACGAAGTCGTACGAAAAGCTGGCGCCGGAATCCCGGAAAGCGCTCTGGTCCAGAATTCTCAAAAAAATCACCGTCACCCCCTCAGGTGACTTAGAATTAACCTTTAATCAGTTATAATGGGTGTTTCCCTCGGGAACCGCGACGACTATGACCGTCAGTGCGAGCGTAAGCGCGCGAAAAAGATGCGAAAAGAGGTATGAAAAGGACGTCAATTTATATTTGATTATTGCTGTGTCGAACGCGCTGTCTATCACGAAAACGTTAAAAAGATAGACAAGCGCCACTATCGCGGCAAGTATATACCCCAATACGCTTATCTGACGCGCGAGCTTTTCAAGTCTTATCTTAAGCGGACTTGAGCGAGTATCCGCCTGTATCTCGCGCGAGATTCCGCCCAGCATCGTGCCGTTTCCGACCCTTGTGACACGCACAACTCCGCTACCCGATACTACCGTGCATCCGCGCAGACAATAATATGGGGAAAACGGTGTAAAATCATCTCTGTCCGAAGCGTTGCGGGGACGCTTCTTTATTTCTTTGCTCTCGCCTGTCATAGAAGACTGATCGGTCTTTATCTCTCCCGAAATAAGCACTCCGTCGGCAACGATCTGCTCCCCCGCGCCTACCGTCAGAAGATCCCCAACGACCACGTCCCCGATATCGATCTCTGCGACCTCTCCGTTCCTTATCACGCGACAGAGTGTCTGTCCGCTTTCCCGACATAACCGTTCAAACGCATTCTGCGAACCATGCTCGGACAGCGTTGAGATAAAGGTCGCCAGCAATATCGACACCGCTATACCTGCCGTTTCTACCCAATTCGCCCGTTTGAACATGAATATGATATTGATTATCAACGCTCCTATAAGTATCTTTACTACGGGATCGCCAAGATTTTCAAGGAATTTTCGCATAAATCCCTTTCTTTTGGCAGGCGAGATCACGTTTCTGCCGTTTTTTCGTCGGGAGCTTTCCACCTCCTCGGGTGAAAGTCCGACAAGCTGCTCCGACTTGTTTATCAGCGTTGCTTCATATACCTTATTTATTTCCAT